CTACTTATGCCAAGTGAGAAGGGTAAATACTGTTTCGAGTTTGACTTGTCTGGACTTTTACGAGGTGACAAAAAAACTCGTTACGCCTGTTATGCTCTGGCATTGCAAAACAAACAATGGATGACAGAGGACGAGGTGAGGGAACAAGAGGGTATGCCGCCGCTAACAGACGAGCAACGGGAACAGCTTGCACCAGCACCAGAGCCAGTCGAGGACGACGACCAGGACGAGGACGACGAGCCTCAAGAACAAGACGGGGCAGACACAGAAGAACAATTCGGGAACAAGGATCAGGTGACGAGCTAATGGAAACGAGATCAATCAGAGCCGACTTCAACAAATCAAACCCAAGCAAGGTGTCTGGTTATGCCATTCGCTACGGCACACCCACCCAAATTAACGAGCGTAATCGCACCTTCACAGAGGTGATTGCACCTGGTGCCGCAGAAATCGAGCCGGAACTAAAGCTGTTGTGGAGCCATGACGAGAGCAATGTACTTGGCTCCCTAAGTGGTGGCACTGCGCAAATTCGACAAGACTCGACAGGGGTTTTTGTCGAGGCTGTTCTGCCTGAATCGGCTACCAGGGAACGAGAGGCGCTTGCCCGTGGCGATGTAGATTCCTTTTCTTTCAGATTTGTAGTAGTCGAAGATTCGTGGCAAGGACAGACCCGCACCGTAAAAAAGATGAAGGTATCAGAGCTAAGCTTGGTAGCCTTTCCCTCTTATCCTACGGCACGGGTTATGTCTTTGCGGCAACATGAGCAAAGAATGCGACTTCAAGACCTTAGAGAAAAATATTTTGTCCATGCGCCTAAATAATGGCATGAGCAACCTTACTATCGAAAAAATGCAACAAAGAGAGGCCATTGTCAACGAGACAAGAGCGCTATTAGAGAAATATCCTAACGGTTGGGACGATCAAGAGACCGAACAACGTTACGTCCAAATGAACATGGATATAGACCGCCTCGACAAAGAAATTAAAGTCGAGGAACGCAAAGAACATCAAAATAAACTCGAAGACGGGTTAAAGGCTATCAAGCGTGAGACACGCACAGCACCACACAGATTGGGTGTGAATACCGAAATGGACGAAAGACGTAGCTTCAATGCTTGGATTCGCAACCAATGCGGTATGGCAGTTTCTTCGGACTCACTCGACAGGACAAGTATCTACAACCCGTTTGCCAAAGAGCAAAATATACCTGTAGGTAGTCCTGAAAAACGTGCTTTGTCCACAACTAGCCCAACAGCTTACTTAGCACCAACACTGTTTCCAGTGGCTATTGAACGCTGGCTTGCCTACTACTGTCCTCTGAGGAACTTTGTGACCGTGTATCCTACTGTCAGTGGTGATAGCTTGCCTTGGCCGATCATTGATTTTTCGCAGGGTACTGTGTCCATCACTGCTCAAGCTGGCTCGATTCCTGAATATGATCCAACCGAATCGCAAATCACTTTCGGCGCTTACAAAGTTGCCGAATCAATTATTATGTCTACAGAGTTGATGACTGACTCATTTGTGGATTTGATTCCTCTAATCTCTAGTGGTATCGGGGAAGTAGTGGGAAGAAGTGAGGAAAAATATTTTGAGGTAGGTACAGGCTCAAGTCAACCGACAGGGGTAGTGACGGCAGCAACCAATATCGGCACACAAGTGGATTCTAATGTAACTAGTGGTCTTTCCTTCGACAATGTCCTTGATTTGTTGGCGGCACTCGATCCAGTGTACGAGAACGAGTGTGCCTTAATGGGAACTAATGAAACAAAATGGGCGCTACGCAAAGTCAAAGATACCAACGGTCGCTATGTGTGGTCAGCACTGTACGGAGCAGTCGATAACAAATTACCAGATGTAATCCAAGGACGTCAGTTCATCACTGCCACCAGTGGCATGATGGACGACTACCAGGGTAGTGGCGCTGGTACTGGTAGCGGTGCCAGCAACCCGTTCTTGATTGCCTTTGTGCCAGAAAAATTTATGATCCGTGAGGTTGGCGGAATTAAAATTAGCGTCAACCCTTACCTCTTGCAAAAGACTGGACAGGTGGAAATCTTTGGCGAACAGAGGGTGGATTCTAACTATGTCGGCCCAGCAAGAAGCATAGTGTATCTCGCAAACTAACCTTTTATCAGAAAGCACTTGTTGTGCCTTTCTTTTTGCCTCACTGCGGAGCACCCACTGCGGTGAGGTTTTTTATTTTTGTGGCATAGATAAGTTACTATCTTCCATTGTCCGCTAAGGTGGTTTTCTTAACATCTACCACCTTAGCGGTTTTTTTTGCTGGCTAACCTAAATAGGGTATGTACAGTCTCTACCAGTCCTCACCGCCTTCTACGGAACCAGTCAGCGTTGCGCTACTGAAACAGCACCTGAGAATCTACACGCCTAACGAAGATCAGCTTTTGGCAATGTATATTACCACCGCACGGAGTCTTGTCGAGGAATGGACACAGCGACAATTGATGACGTCCACTTGGGTACTTTATTTGGATCATTGGTTTGGACACGGACACGGGTACGCCTACAATCCCATTGGCTCTATGTATATGCCTGTAGATTATTGGCCAAATGAGAATTGGAATCACAAAGAAATCCTACTGCCCAAAGCACCTACACAATCTGTGACCAGTGTCCAGTATTACGACACCGACGACACCCTGCAAACTCTGCCAACGTCTGGCTATGCTGTGGATACGACTCGGCAACCAGCAAGGATCGTGCTAGAGGATTACCCTTCGCTCTCCACCGACAAATATCCACGAGTGCAGATTACCTATGTGTCTGGTTACACCACAGTGCCTACCCAATTGTGTCATGCGATTTTGTTGCTGGCGGCAGATTTTTATCGCTGTCGAGAAGCTAGGACAGAGTACAGATTTAGCGACTTGCCGCTAGGTTTCCAAGGATTGATTCAGACATATCGCTTGCATGTATTGGACTATCAACTATGAGTTATCAAAATCAAAAAGGTGCTGGCTACTATGATCGACCACTATCGAGACTGGTGAGAACCCTCAACGATTCAAATAGTTATGCGGCAAAGGATTACACCTGGTCTCCGACTGGTGCTGTGTACTTTGCTCATCTCGAACAAGGACAATCCAGCGAAGTCGAGGTAGATGGTCGCATGATGACAAAAACCACTGTGACTATTGAGATTAGAGGTTGGCCAGATTTGAATATCCTCGACAAATTAGAAGACAAAATGTGGAATGAGACATACTGGTTAACAAGTATTTCTCGTGGCAACGACACGCTAAATGTGAAAGGATTCCACTACTAATGCTGACCGCAAATATGTCCTTCAAGCGTCCGAAACTTACAGTGCAACAAAAGGCGCTGAAAAAAAGTCTTGGTCCAATTTCCAAAGATTTGAAGTTGAAGATTCGAGCCGATATGCCTCGTGCCTCTGGTGCGCTGCAATGGGCAGTAGACTTCAAGGTAAAAGGTGGCAAAGGGAGAGGAGCGTACTCCGTTATTGGTGTCCGTTCTAAGTATTCTAAGGCGGTAAAAGGTGTCGAAAAAATCCCTAATCTGTATGCTGCGAAGGCAGGTGCCAAAGCAGTAATAGAGAAGTATGTCAATCGAGCCGCCATAGACCAGTTGAATTCGGAGATTTCCAAGAACATCAAGGAGCTTCTAAAGTGAATCCAGAGCCGCTACTCGTTAATCAATTGCTGACGATCTTCCCACGGGAACAGATTGCGCCAGCAGGCTTGACTGTCTACCATTCCCCTGTGGGTGAAGACCCAATTGTGCCTTACTGCCTATACCGCAGGACTAGCTCACACTTTGAGCGGGATTTAGACGGCGTTGCTCACGGCATAGTAGTAGATTTTGATGTTAGTGTAGACAGCATGTTTTTTGACAATGTGGCTAACTCTGGTATGCCTGATAACTGGATTGATAGCTCGACTGGCAGTAATTGGTTTTTTACACTCGAAGGTGTCGAGGCAGACCAGATTGATTTTAGAGTTATTTACAGCTACAGTGCTTCGACAGCGATGTAAATTTCTTTTCTGTCCTGTCTAAATAGAGATATGACAACACCATCAGTGCTCGGCAATAGTTCCACAGTGGGCTACAATCTAAGTGCCTCTGGCTCTTATACTAATTTCGCAAATTTATACGAGGTGACAACTCCGTCACCAGAGATTACGGAAGTACCAGTGTCAGGTTTGGCTGACGCTGCCGATCTTCGCATTCCTGGTACAGCGGATTGGAAACAATTTACGTTTACTGTTTACCACAATGCTACAAATTTTACTGCAATCTTTACTACCTTAATAGGAGTGCCAGCTTATTGGCAGGTTGCTTTTAGCGACACCCACGGATTTGAATGTTCAAATTCATTTATCAAGAGTGCCAAAGGCAAACTAGACAGAAATAAGGCTCTAATGTGGGAAGTAACAGTAGCCATTAGTGGCGCATGCACAATGCAATAATTGGAAAAAAAT